TTAACATCAAAATTATCTAATCCAAAGGAAGATTAAGCTCAAACTCAACATAAGACTTATTCTCTTGGATTTTCTGCCCAATTAAATATTTTTCTTCTGATATTTCAGAATCAGAATTAGCTAAACCAAATGGATTTTGACCATCAAAGTTAGAATCATCCAAATGTTTAACAAAAACTTTCTTTCTATAGATCTTGGCGTTTTTGAAATCTTTATACTTACCTAAGAAATAAGTTACAATTTTCTCATTGTTGCTTACTCTGATCTTAGGTCTTGGTAATGTCCCGTCACCAAACACACCAAACCCTTCAGATTCTACTGGGATTGGGATGTATTGAATACCCTGCCAAGTTACATTTCCACCAAAGACAGAGCCTCCATGAAAACTTAGGTAAATAGAAGGAGAATTTACTGTGTCTGGATATAATTTATATAATTCTAAGATCGCAGTTGGTTGTAAATCCAATAAACTACGTGCTACTTCATTTTTTCCTTCAGCCGCCATGTTTAATATTACACTTCTTTTAGTATTATAAGCAGCAGAAATGATAATTAAACAACTAATCAACAAAGAAGAAATTTGGACAGACTTCCATTATTTCTGTCTTAAATCAAAACCATACAAAGCTTTTTGCTCTGGATCTAGAGCCATAACAAACAGTTCCATAAGAAGGTATTTTGAAGATTTTTGTGAAGCTTGTGAGATATACAGTTCTGGAGATAATGTTTTTGTTTTTATTCGTGAAGAATCTAATTTTAATCATATTCAGTTTATATTCACAAAAGAACCTATTACAAATAACGAAAGGATATCTGGTTTTTACGCTATAATGGACCATGTTAATGGTTTAAATAAAAAATATTTTAAATCAGAAATTAGACGCACATTTAAAGTGGATTTTTTTAAGAAATGGATAGATAGATATGACAAAAGAGCTATAATATTAAATAATGAGGACGAAACCGTCCTTTGGTACAATCAAGAAAAAATGAAAAAAACTCTTAAGGTTGTGGCTACTAATGATGTTAGCCGCCATTTGCAAGATAAAATCGCCTCGTATGAGATCCTCAGTATCGAAAGTGGATCAAATGCGTTCATTTCTCAATTGATTATTGATGACGAAAGTTATCTTTTCGATGCTAAAGCTGCCCATTTTTATGGAGACCATTGCCTCATTGAAGGGATGATTTCAAATGATAAATCTTTTGTTGCTTCAATCGCATTAGAATTTAGACCATAATGAACCAAGAACTAGTAAAATATCGTGTTTACGATAAGAAAGGGGAGTATCATCACTCATACACTTCAAAAAATGACGCAATTAATTGCGCTAAGTATGTGTCTGGCTCCGTAAAAAGTGTAAAAGATGATGAAGAGAAAGAAATCTTCAACAGTAAGAAAGAGAAAAAATAATGTCTTTACTTAAATCTTTACTGAAAAGCATTGAGCTGTACCTTGCTTTAAGGAATAAGCTTGCGTTTTTTGAAATCACAGAAAAACATAACAGAAAGAAAAATGAACTTATCGAAGAAATTGAAAAATTACGTGCTATTGGTGACAATGACTCCAATGATCGGGCTGACTTCTTGCGGGGGCAGCTCGCAACCGAAAACAACCAGTTTAAACATATATCAACCGTCTTCCTTGAAGCTTCAGGCGGGTCAAGCGATTCAGACTCAGGAGGGAATCTACACTCCTCAAAGTGATGAGGTTTGGCATTCTGATGCTAGATATAGAAAGCTAGAGCGCGAACTTTACAACCAATAAGAAAAAAGCCCCTCGATTGAGGGGCTTTTTACGTTATGAGTTATGCTTATACAACAATGCCTATTAAAACTGATACCCAAAGGCTACACTGTAGCCCCATGATCCGTCAAGAGCGTATCCTCCATCAGCATCATTATCCTTCCAAGAAGTCTTAGCTGAGATAGACTTACCACCGCCAAAATCATACTTAGCGGTGATGCCAATCTCAAGAGCGTTAAACTCATCAGCAAAATTTACCTCAGTGAATGGGACAAAGACTAGACCTTCTTGAAGAAGCTCGAAGCCTTTAGAAACACCAAGTTGAAGTCCAAGCTGGTTGTCTCCACCAACTTCCGTCCATGCAGAAACCCCAAGATCAACATAATCTAAAGAGTATACAGTGCCAAGAGCAAGCTGGTCGAAGTCTCCCCAAGCACAGTCGAATTTGCTGTAGCTAAGGTCAGCGTAGAGGTCTTCACCAAGAATGTTGACAGGGCGAGCGTAAGAAACAGAAAGGTCTGTATCAGTTCCTGCTCCATCAACATCATAAAACCCAACACCAACAGAAACAGCGCCACCAAAAGCTTCAGTAGTGGCGTTAATGTTTGCTGAGATAGAGTCTTCCCGAAGAAGAAGTCCATTGTTAAGCGTTGTTGTGCTGAACTGGAGTGTTCCTTCAGCATCAATACCTTCCAAAACGGAAGCGTTAGTTGTGCTTATGAAAGCACCCATTAGTAATGCAAGAATTGTATTCTTCATATATCTATATAATGATCTACATTAGCAGTTTTGTCAACTAAAAATTAACGCCTTCTCCTTTGAAGCAAAAGCAAGCATCCTAAGCCACCAAACAAAGATGAACCAAGTTCTGGAGCAGCAGCCAATTCTAACTCAATTCCATTACCAAAAATAAGCTCTTGTGGCACAACTTCATCAAAAACAAAGTTATCCATTCCATAACAGAAAGCAGAATATTCAGCTTGAACCCACTCACCAGTTTCCCATTGAGCTAAGTCACGAATAACGACTTTATCAACATTGTCGAAAGATTCTGGAAGGAATACATCTTGATAATCTCCACCCCAGTCATCACTAGGTAACATATATTCTTCTGTTACAGCAACTCCTTCAAGCCATCCTTGGATAGCGATAATTTCTGTTCCAGTTGCTGCTCCACCACCGATTTCAGTATTAGAAGTCATGTGGAAGAACTGGAGATCAAATGGCACATTGTTTTCGCGAGAAATCTCGATTGCAGAGATTGCAGTCCAGTGGCCATGAATTACATCATCTCCAGCTCCATAGTAGTTTCCTACAGTTTGGAAGCTATAGTCATTAACAGGAGAAACGTAATTAAGGATAACAGTTCCTTCTTGGTAGCTAACAATATTAGAGTTCTGGGACTGAGTGTTTGTTATAAATTCAGTTCCATCTGGGCTAGTTGCGGTTCCACCAGTAAAGGTGACGATAGCTGCTTTGGCTAGAGAAGCCATAAACAGGAATGGTAATAGTGTGAATTTTTTCATTTTTTCTTCTTAAGTAGATAGTCTTTGATTTTTCCTAGATTACCCGTTAATTTACCAAGCAATTTACCCAGCTTGCTATTCTCTGGGACAATATAAGAAAGTGTTCCAAGTAGACCCATTAGCGCAATGATGAACTCAGGCATTGAGGACATATATGGGGCCAAGATTTTATCGAATATTTCTTCCATTTTTAATCTCCTACACTTGTTGCTTCAGGGTCATCTTTAACCTCTTCATATTCGATTGGGTTCTTTGTTTCCTCTTTGGTTTCTGTTTTTGTTGTGTCATCTCCCCCCTCTCCATCAGGTGTTTGTGCTGTTGTATCACCACCTTCGGTGCTTCCTCCATCCCCGCCTTCAGATCCAGCATCTGGATTAGTTCCTTCAACGTCACCATATCCTTTTTCAGCATACTCAATAACTGTTTCAAAAACAGTCACCCCAATTAATGATTCTGTATATGAATTAAATTTAGAAAAGACTCCATATTGCTGCTCTGTTATTACAGCAACCTCCATGCCTTCAGTCCCCGCTGTCTTAGCTTGGAAGTAGGCTCCACTACCAATCGACATAATACCAGCAGTTCCAATTGCAGCCACTTTCTGGCCAGCTTCTTGGACGAATGATGTTACCGCTGTAGTTAAACTAGGTGTTGCGGCTGCCGCAGTTTGAGTTGTTGCAGCTACAGCTCCAGCTCCTGCCACAGTCTTTGTTGCTTTCTTTAATAAT